AAAGTCCTTTAGGGCAACAACGGGCAACACTCCCGTAAATCATTGCAAAACAAACCCGAAAAAGCGACTTAAAATCCGTTTTCGCGAAAGCGGAGTGCGGGTTCGAGTCCCGCCGCCGGCAGAGCGACTTGTGACGATTTGAGCTAGGTTTTATGCGGCTCGGCGGGCGGTTGGCTTCTTGAAACAACGGGCGGGATGTGGCGGCTTGTGGAAGAAAGTAGTTGCGATTTCGGGCAACACGGGCAACAAGTGGGCAACAGACCATGAGCGCCTATCTTGTCACTCCCTACCCGCAGCGGCCTTCGACGCCTTGGAAGCTGACGATCCCGCAGAAAATTTTTGGCAAAAGGATCCGCCGGTTTTACCGCACCGAAGCCGAGGCTTGGGCGGCGGGGCCGGGGTTGCTGGAGAAACTTCAGAAGGGTGGGACCGATTCGCTTTCGGAGGAGCAGGCGAGGGGGATGTCGATGAAATCCGCGGTGCGGGATTACATCGCCTCCAAGGCGGGGGCTTCGGAGCGCCACAGGGACAAATTGGAAAAGATTTGCGGGGAGCTTTTGGATGCGTTCCCTGGCGCGGTGGCGGCGGTGTCGCCGATGCAGGCGGCGAGGGTCTTTGCGAAGATCAAGGGCGCGCCGACGACGCGGGCAGGGTGGCATCGTTACGCTTCGGGATTTTTTCGGTGGTGCGTCGATATGGAACTCCTCGACCGGAATCCATTTCGCCGCGTCGTGGCGCCGGAGGCGGAGTCGAAGCGGTCCCTTCTCACGGCGAAGGAACTGCGATCGATTCTGGATGCGGAGATGAGCGACGCGCTCCGCGCTTGGTTTCTTCTCGGTGCGTTTGCGGGGTTGCGGTCGATCGAGGTTCACAGGATGCGGTGGGAGGATGTGGATCCGAAGTCCGGCCAGATCGAGGTTCGGCGGGAGGTCTCGAAACAATCCTCGGGCCTGCCAGAGCGGATCGTGGACTTCACGGAGCCTCTGAAAAAGCGGAAGGATTTTTTCAAAGGAAAATCGGGGCTGATCGTGGTTGCGAAATCGCTCCGCCTTTATCGGGAGCGCGAGGCTCTGATTGAGCAGTTGAACAACGAGGGCATCGTGCCGTGGGCCATGCTGCCGGAAAATGCCCTCCGGCACTCTTTCGCTACCTACCACCTCGGACGGTGCCAGGATGCTGGCAAGACCGCGCATCAGCTCGGGCATTCCTCGACGGCTCTTGTGCTCAAGACCTACGCGGTGCCGTCTCGCAAAGCGGACTGGCGGGCTTGGTGGAGGCTTTAGGTTTCGCTGTTAGATCGTGGATTTGGGCTACCCAGTTCGGCGGGAGGAATTCCTCGTGGCCGTTGAGCGCGAAGAAACGGAACTCTCGGACGCTCTCAATGTCTTGGCACCAGCACTGTCCGGGGAGGGGACTTTTCCCTGTTCTTCTTCTTTCGCTTTCGCCTGCTCGACTGCGTCAGCAATGATGGTTGAAATGGCGGTCTTGGAGAGCCTCGATTTTTTGTTTTCTTCGGCCTGCCTTTTGACCACCCAAGCGTGCAGATCATTCGGTAAAGAGATGTTCAATTTCTTGTGCGTTTTCTCTTTCATATATTCCCACTAGTAGCACCGCGCACACTACCGCGCAAATTTTTCTGAAAAATATTTTCGCCCGCAAACCTAGTGTTCATGCGGATGTCAATAGAAATCTTCGTATGGGGTAAACACCCCATTGACTTTTTTTATTGCTCTACCGGTAGCACCAAGGATATCGGTAGCACCATGCAAAGCGCATACACAAAAACCAGCGTGAGCCTCCCGAACGAACTCGCGGAATGGCTTCGCCAGAAGTCAGAGCAAAACGGGGGGACACCGATCAGCCGCTTAATCGCGGCGGCGATTCGCCAACAAGTGAGCAACGAAAAACGGAGGGCGAAGAAATGAACCTTTCGGATGTTTATATAAACATGGAGGAGGCTCGGCGCCTCTCGGGTTTTTCCAGCCGATCGATCCGCGACTACATCAAGCGCGGTGAATTTGCGGCAAGCCTTCCACGCGGCCGGTGCGGTGGCTGGCACATCGTCCGCCAGTCGTTCCTCGATTGGTGGGGCTACCGCAACGCCTCCACCGCGAATCGCACGACGATCCCAGCACGCAAAAGGAGGGCGGCGTGATGAATCTCTATTACTGCCAAGCCAACGGCGTCTTCGGCCGGTTCGGGGATTATGTGTGGGCAAAGTCCCGCATCGATGCCGAGCTTGAATTTCAGAACAAGCACCACTCATGGCCGACTTCGACTCGGCTGGAACGGAGGGCGGCGTAATGGACTACGAGACCACGCTTCGCTGTATCGGATACGCAATCGACTTCCTGCAAGTCATCACCCTGCCGCTCATTTTGGCGGCGATCACTTGGAGGCTGGCACGATGAGCCGGTGGATCCCCGCAGCGGTTGAGATGCCGGATGAAGACATCGAGGTCATCATCCACACGGCAGACGACGATGTGGCAACTGGCTTTTTGGATGCCGGCGTCTGGCGGTTCACAAATGCGGCGCGCGTTCTGGTGCCGGTCTTGAATTGGCAACACCTCCCCGAGCCACCCGAGGAGGGCGCGAAATGAGCGCGTGGGAAGCTGTCCTTCTCTCCTCCATCGCCTTCGGCTCGATGTGGGCCTGCTACTGCCTCGGCTTCCGTGACGGGCGCATGACGGAGCGCCGGCGCCAAGAGCGTTACCACCGCCGCGAGGAGTTCGGGCGCGATTGGGACAACCTAGAGGATTTCGACTGATTTTGCCTCGCTAGGTCTCAAGGAGACCGCAGGGGCCAAGGGGGGCAGCGCATCCCAAAAAACGCTGACCAACAACAAACAAACCAGAGTGATATGAAAATTGTAAAAGGAAAACAACAACGGCCACAGCGGGTGGTCATTTACGGGGTTGAAAGCGTCGGCAAGACGACTTTCGCCAGCAAGTTCCCAAATCCTCTCTTCCTCGACATCGAGGGCGGCAGCAACCACCTCGCCGTTGACCGTGTGGCGGTATCGAGTTGGAAGGAACTCGGCGAGTGCATCCAAGAAGCCAGCCGGACGGATTACGAGACGGTGGTCATCGACAGCGCCGACTGGGCGGAGCGGTTGGCGGTTGAAGACCTCCTCGCCACGAACAAGAAGCAATCCGTCGAGGATTTCGGATTCGGCAAGGGGTGGGTGATGGCAGCGGAAAAGGTCAGCCGGTTTTTGACCGCCTTGGATGCGCTCATCGACGCCGGCAAACATGTGGTTGTCCTGGCGCACTCCAAGGTTCAGCGCACCGAGCCGCCGGACATCCTCGCCGCTTACGACCGTTACGAGTTGAAGCTGTCTAAGCAGTCCTCTCCGCTGGTTAAAGAGTGGGCGGATGAGCTTTGGTTTTTCCGGTTCAAGACCAAGGCCGTCTCGCAGGAGAACGGCAAGGCCAAGGGCATCGGGGGCAAGGAACGCATCATCCTGACCACCCACTCGGCGGCCTACGACGCCAAGACCCGCTCGGGCCTCGCCGAGGAGTTGCCAATGGAGTGGGAATCGGTGGCGCATGTCTTTGGGAAACCTGCACCCAAAACCTCGGCGCCTGCCGTCGAAATCCTCGGTGCCGAGACGATGGCGGCCATGGAGTTGTTGGAAGCCAACGAGGAGGCGGTGAATGCCTTCTTGACCGGCAACGGATCCATCCAAGAGGGCGAGACCTGGCGCAATGCCTCGCCGAAGTTGCTGGCACAAATCAAATCCCGCCCGCAAGCGCTCATCGCCAAGGCGACCGCCCAAATGGAGGTGGCGGCGTGAAGGGATTAACCACAGAGGACACAGAGGTCACAGAGTTGGTGGTAAAGGAGATATCTCCGAGTTCCCTGCCGAAGCTCGCCGAGTGCGCCCTGTTTACGGGCGCACCCGGCACCAGCGCGGCGGCGGAGCGCGGGACGCTTCTCGATCGAGCGATCCGCGAGCTTTTGGTTGACGATCCGACCACCTACGACGGCCTTGCCGCTGAGGATCAGGCAGTGGCGCGGTGGGGCGTGGACGAACTCCGCACCCTGTCGGGCGGCTACCATGTGGAAACCCGCGAGGAGCATCTCGGCATGGAGGTTCCTGGCCTTTCGAAGCCGGGAACGGCTGATGCGGTATGCGTTCGCGCTCAGTGGGTGGCGGACATAAAAACAGGCCAAGTCCGCAACTACCGCCAGCAGCTCGCGGCCTACGCCCTCGCCTGCATGGTCGAGCATTTCGCCAACTCGTGGACGGCGCATGTGATCTATGTCGATCAGCGACTCCGCCGCACCTACGATTTCACCCGCGACCAGGCGGAGGCCATCGTCAGCAACACGATCGCCGACGCCAGCAGCCGGTTAGCGGAGCCGACGCCGAATGAATATTGCGGCTGGTGCGCTCATCAAAACGGGTGCCGCGCCTTGGTGCGTCAATCCTCCGAGGCGCTGGCATTAGTCAAGTCCGACCTTTGTCTTACCGACATACGCGACCAAATCCTCGCCAATCCGGTGGAACTATCCGCCTTCGCCGCGAACTGGAAGCTGGCGGAAAAGCAGATCGCCGAGCCGGTCCTCGATGCGATGAAGGAACGCCTCGCCGCTGGTGAGGACATCCCCGGCTGGAAGGTCACGACCGGCGCGGGGCGTCAATTCGTGGAGGCCGATGCCATCGCACGGGCCTCCGCCAATGTTTCAAAAGAGACGCTCATCCTCGCTCTCGGCGGGAAGATGAGCGCCGACAAATTTCGCCAATTCTGCGCCGACGCCGGGGTGGAAGTGGACGAGTCAGCGGTGAAAGCAGGGGCACCGATAAACACCCTGCGCCAAATCAAATCCAAAAAATAAAATGCCTACCTACAAACAGAGTGAACCGAAACCCGTCTATTTCGTGGAGCCGGGAACCTACAAAGTCGAAATCGTCAACGCCATGGAGAAGCTCTCCAAGGCCGGAAACCCGATGATCAAACTCATCTGCCGCGTCGAGATCGGCGAGGGCGCCAAGGGGCCGGAAGTCCATGAGCACCTGACCTTTACCGAAAAAGCCGGGTGGAAGATTGACCAAGTGCGCGAAGCCTGCGGGTTCGCCGTGGTGCCAGGGGAGGAAGTGGATGTGCAGCCCGAGGATTTCATCGGCAAGACGGCCACGGTCGTTCTTGGCGAGGAAGAGGGCGCCGACTCCGGCCATCGCTTTAACACCCTCGAGCGCTGGATGTCACCCAAATCCTCGGCGCCCGCGCTGAAGGCCAAACCCGCCAAAGAGACCGACGATATCCCGTTCTGATTTATGGGAATCATCACAATCGACCCAGAGTTCAAGGCGCTAATCCCCCCGTTAGCGCCTGACGAACTCAGCCAACTGGAAGCTAACATTTCGCGCGATGGATGCCGCGATCCGCTCGTGCTATGGGACGGAATCCTGATCGACGGCCACAACCGCCACGAGATTTGCACCCGGCACGGCCTGCCGTTTGAGACGGTGGAGATGGCGTTTGATGATCGCTCACACGCAATCGAGTGGGTTATTCGCAACCAATTTGGTCGGCGAAATCTCCCTCCATACATTCGCACTAAGCTGGCGCTTGTGCTCGAGGAAACTATTGCGAAACGCAGCCAACAAGGAAAACGCACAGATCTTCCACAGGGCGACAACTTTTTTCAGAAATCTGAAAAAAGTGAGCCGTTGAACGCTACCAAGGAACTTGCCGCCATTGCAGGTGTATCCCACGACACCGTGGCCAAAGTAAAAAAGATCGAAGCCAAAGCGACTCCGCAAGTTAAAGCCAAGCTGGCAACTGGAGAAATTAGCATCAACCAAGCGCACAAGGACATCGTTAAAGAAGAGAAGCGGGAAGAAAAGCAGCAAAAGCTCCGCAACGCGGTTGAAGAAATCGCGAGCACTCCTGACTTTCTGTCCGTCTGCGACATCAGGGCTTGCTCGATGGCGGATTTATTCCAAGGCATTGAGCATCTTGACGCGGTTGTAACAGACCCGCCCTACCCAGAGGAGTTTTTGCCGCTGTATGAAGAGCTGGCAAGGCACTGCGCGAAAATTGGCGTGAAGGTGGTTGCGGCCATGGCAGGGCAGAGCTACCTGCCGCAAATCTACGCGGCCATGAGCAAACACCTGAAATATCGGTGGACGCTCGCCTACATGACGCCAGGCGGCCAAGCGGTTCAGCAATGGCAGGCGAAGGTCAACACATTCTGGAAGCCGATTCTGTTATTCGGTGAAGCAGACGAATGGTTTGGCGATGTCGCCATAAGCAAGGTGAACGACAACGACAAGCGGTTTCACGGTTGGGGCCAATCCGAGAGCGGAATGGTCGATCTGGTTGATCGGCTAACCAAGCCAGGAGACCTGATTTGCGATCCGTTTGTTGGAGCCGGAACTACGGCGGTTGCGGCTCTCGCTTTGGGCCGTCGATTCATCGGATGCGACATTGATCCGTTTCATGCGGAAACCGCAAAGGCCCGTGCATTGCAAGCATTTTCACAATTAAAAAAATGACTACTCAAGAAAGAACAGGGTGGAGAGATCAAGCATTGAGCGAACGCCACCGGGAGTGGGGAATAAATTGTCCTGCTGTGGACTTGGATTTCCTGATGGTCGAATACGACTACGGGAAACCGGCTGGCATTATTGAATATAAAAACTTTAGAGCACGGCCTGTTTCAAGAGTTCACCCTACAATCCGAGCGCTTTCGTATTTAGCGACCCGCGCAGAAATCCCGTTTTTTGTGGTTAGATACATGGGGCCAAAAGATTGCTCTAATTGGAAGTTTGATATTTCACCAATCAACCGAATTGCTGAATCGGCTTGCGCGACACACTTAAACAGCGAGATCGGATCAAGCGGATATTTAATTGAAGCAGAGTTTGTTTCGTTTCTCTACGCAATCAGAGGGCGAGGCTTTCAACTTCCCGAGGAGGTTGCCTACCACTTGCTGAATTCAAAGATTTGAAAGGCGATTCAATGGGCGCAACTAAACAACACCAACTTGAGGAAATGGAAAAAGAGGCCGAGCGGATGGATGCCATAGCAAGGGCCGCAGGGTTTGATGATTACGCCGAATACGAGGCGTATTATTCCGCAATGGAGAAGGAAGATTAACATGACCCACGACCTCTCCCTCCGCCTCTCTATCTGTCTGAACGACTGCCCGATCGGGCCGCGCATTCAACGGGCGGAGCCGCTGCCGCCTTATCGGCACACCTACGCGCTAGCAGAACAGGCGGAAGCGGAGGCGGACATGGAGCGCGTGCGGAAATACATCGAGCGGAATGCAAACACTATGAAGGGAAAGAAATAACATGGCCGGAGAATGGATTAAAGTAGAGAACCACCTGCACGAGAAGGTCGAGGTGGCGGCGATTGCTGACCACACCGGACTGGATCTCGACGCGGTGGTCGGGAAGCTCGTGAAGGTGTGGGCTTGGGCGTCACGCAATTGTCACGGTGACGGCGTGACAAGTGTCACGGCACTGCGTGTCATTCGTGAAATCACACGCGTCGAGAACTTCGACGAAGCCCTCTCAAATTGTGGTTGGATTCGCATCAAAGGCGACAAAATCGAGTTTACGAACTTCGACCGGCACAACAGCCAAACTGCTAAAGAGCGAGCACTTGCGACACAAAGAAAGTGGAAGCAACGCGGTCACGAAGCTGTCACGAAAATGTCACGCCCTCACCGTGACAAAAACGGGACTAGAGAAGAGAAGAATAATAAGGCGTCTGCCTACGGCAGCACGCCAGCCCCCATGGCCCTATGAACGCAATGGAGAAAATCATTCCCATGCCGAAAGCGGCGATCCCTCTCAACGAACCGGCAGAACGCGCGGCGATTTCGTGTCTGATGCAGAATTTCGCCAACCTGGACGCGATGAGCTGGCCGGAGGATTTGTTTTTTTACGAGAAGCACAAACTGATCCTCGGCACGATCCGCAAGCTGCACGAGGACGGCGTGAAAACGGATTTCATGGCGGTGCTGGCGCAACTCGAAGCCACGGGTCAACTCGACGCGGCGGGCGGTGCTCACGAACTCAATGACCTCCACGATGTCATGCCAACGGGCGACTCGGGGACGGCGGCTTGGCATCGCGGGGCGTTGATGGATGCGAGGCGTTACCGCACGGCGCTGGCCGCAATCCGCAAGGCGGAGGAGGGGTTTCTCCGGCAGGATGGCGACATCGCTGCCGTGGCGGAGGCGCTCAATGGCGCGGCGGCCATGCAGGAGACGCCCCGCGTGGGCATGAAGCAACTCATCGACGGGTTGATCGCCGACCTAGAGAAGACCGAGCCGGTGGAGACCTTTGGCTCGGGGATCGGCGCGCTGGACCGCGTGGCGCACCTGAAGCGCGGGGAACTCCTGACCGTGGCCGCGCCGACATCGGGCGGCAAATCGATCATGCTCCTCCAAATGGCGCTCCATGCTCTCCGGGCTGGCAAGCGCGTGGCGGTCTTCTCGCTCGAGATGCCGGCGACTCAGGTGGTCGGGCGGATGCTCTCGGCCATGTGTGGGTTTCCGGTCGGGATCCTTCGCATGAGCAACAGGGAAGGGGAGAAGTCGCAGGGGATGTCGAACAAGTTCACGGCCTACGCTCAGGAGCTGGCGCACTACCCGCTCGAGGTCGAGAGCAACTTGACGGAGTGGGAGGCGATCGATGGGGCGGCTCGGGAGTTGGTGGCGAAGGACAAGGCGGACCTGATCATCGTCGATTACATCCAACTCATTCACCTCCGGGCGCTCGGGTCCAATGAGACACGCGAGCAGCATGTCTCGGAGGTGTCGAAGCGGCTCAAGTCGCTGGCCCTCCACCTCAATGTCGCGGTGGCGACGGCTTCCCAGCTCAACGACGACAACCCGCCGAAACTCCGCGAGTCCCGCGCCATCGGTCACCACTCGGATCATGTGTGGTTCGTGGGAGGCCAGCCGGAGGAGCAGTTCCTGACCATCATCAAAAACCGCGACGGCGAGCGAGGCGGGGCCGTGCCGGTCCGAATGAACGGCGCCACGGCGACCTTTTCCGAAAGAATCTCTGACAATCAAACAACTAACAAATGAAACTCTACATCGGCATTGACCCCGGCCTGTCCGGCGGTATCGCATTCATCCCAACCACCGGCCAGCCATGGGCGCACAAAATGCCCGAGACCGACCGAGACCTCATCGACCTGCTCAGTGATGCCATTTCGCTGGCGGAGCCTCGGGCGGTGCTGGAGTTGGTCCACAGTAGTCCGCAGATGGGCGTCTGCTCGGCTTTTAGTTTTGGCGAAGGGTATGGACGCCTTCAAGCGGTTCTGACCGCGCTACGCGTCCCCTACGAGCGAGTGCGCCCGCAGGCATGGCAGAAGGCCATGGGGTGTCTCACTAAGGGGGACAAGAATGTGAGCAAGCGCCGGGCGCAGGAGCTTTTTCCGACCCTCAAGGTCACGCACGCCACGGCGGACGCTTTGCTCATCGCCGAGTTTAACCGGAGGACGGCCAAGCCATGAGCAAACGCAAAAAACCCAAATTCGGAGGGCGCGGGAAGATCATCCAAGAGGTGGCGGGCTTCCGGGAGTTCCGAGAAGCCTGGCTCGCCAACATGCTCGATGAAATGTCCGCCGCCTGCGACCGCTTTTGGAGCAAGACCCCCGAGCGCCGGAAGATCGAGGCCGCGCGCCTGCGGTCAGGATTTAACTACGGGAACTCTCATGAATAACACCTTCACAACAAGGGGGGGGGAGCCTGCCTACCTGCCTGACTACGACATCGACACCCCCGAAGACATCCTCGCCGATGAACTCGGCACGACGCCCGCCGTGGCTCGCAAGGTCATTGCGATGCTCCAAGCCGCCGAGGTTCGTCAGCAGGCTCTCACGCTCGGCAAAGTCGTCGGGCTTCTCCTCGAGACGAACAACCTGCCGGTCATGGCCAACGCGATCGCTTTCGCGGCCGGCCTCGACCAGCTCAACGGCAAGATGTCCCAGGCGCAGGTGGCGCGGGAGTTAAAGGTCACACGCGCCCTTGTCTCCCATTATGTCGTCGGCGTGAGGGATTTCCTATCCGGTAAGAGCCAGACTTTCGACTGCACCAAGTTCCGTAAGTCCAACAAATCGCGCCAGACCTTCAGAGAGAAGGCGACGGATCCATTCACGGCGGCCAAGGCGGCTGCCATCGCAAGATACAAAGCCAGTAACCACATCACCACAAAATGCAAATAATCGACACCACCATGTTCACGCTCCATGCGTTGAACCTACCCGAAACCCTCACCCCTGCCGAGTGGACGAATATCCACAAGGACATCCTCGTTTGCAAGCGCGCCGCCTCGAAGTGGCTCAGCCAGTCGAGGGACTACAGCACGGCACGCTGGGGCATGGAGTTCACCGCCGACACCGAGGCACAGCTCGAGCTAGACCTCGGCCTTACATTGGCTGACGAGAAGCCAACCCTCAACCCAGACGACAAGACCAAGGCCATCGTGACCATCGAAGGGCTCTCGCAGAAGTTTACCGTTTGGGAGAGGAAGATGAGCGATGACATCGGCAAGTGGGACAAGGCACGACTCGAGCGCGCCCTCGAGCTCCTCACGCCTATGGAGACGACAGCGGCAAGGATCCGCCAACTCCTCGCGTGACCTGCCCAACCTGCGGCACCGACACCCGCGTCATCGCAACCCGCGACGGATACAGGCGCAGGCTATGCACCAAGGGCCATCGGTTCGTAACCCTTGAACAGGCGCACGAAACCAAATTCCCATGGCTATCCAAACCCAAGCGCAAACCATTGAAGAAGAAAAAGAAACCAAAGCAGGACGACAAATGGATCGAACGCATCAACGCCAAGCTCGCCGACTCCGAATGAGGGGGGTGGCATGGGAACCCTACCCAAACCATTCAACCATCGCAGTTTGCCAGTCGCTCGTCATTCTTTTGAGCGTTGCATAGTTTGACATCGTTGCACAAGCCGTGGGCATCACGGAATTAAGCAACGCGTTAAACATCGACAAGTCGGTCGTCTCCCGTCTCGTCAAGAAAGGCATGCCCACGACCTCCGTGGACGCCGCCCAGGCGTGGCGTGAATCGAACGCACCGCCGCGCGCCAAGCGTGGGCAACGCGGCACACCGCCACCGCCGCCGAAACTCTCAAAGGTCGCCGAACCTCCGAGAGTGTCAGAGCCTGCCGCACCTCTGCCAGTTCCTCCACCGCCGCCGGTTCACGACAGCGCACCCGAGCCGGACGACGAGGACAACACGCCGCGCCAATCCCTCCGCCGTGCCCGCCTTGCCGAGAAGGTCGGCTACAACGAACTCGTCATCTGCAAGCGCAACGGCGGATCGGTCGAAGACATCCGCAAGGCAAACCAAATCTACATCGCCAGCCGGAACAACCGCATTAAGGCCGAAAAGGATTTCAAAGACTGGCAACGCCAGGAAGCCATTACCCTCTTCTACGACGAAGCGCGCGACATCACGAGCCGCCCGCACATCACCGCCAAGCAGCTCCTCGAAGTCATGCCCAAGACCCTCGCCACCCGGCTGCACGGCCAACCGCAGAAAACCATCGAAGCCACCCTTGCCGAGTGGGCCGACAACCTCACGACCATCATCCGAAAAGCAATATGACCATCGAACACCTCAAAACCTCCGACCTCATCCCCTACGCGCGCAACGCGAAAAAGCACGACGCCAGCCAAGTCGCCAAGCTCGCCGGGAGCATCCGCGAATTCGGCTTTACCAACCCCGTCCTCATCGACAAGGACAACGGCATCATCGCCGGTCACGGTCGCGTGCTCGCCGCCCAATCCCTCGCCCTCGAGTCCGTCCCCTGCATCCGCCTCGGCCACCTCACCGACACGCAGCGCCGAGCCTACATCCTCGCCGACAACCGCCTCGCCGAGATCGGCGGCGGGTGGGATGAGGAAATGCTCAAGCTCGAGCTGGCGGATCTCGCCGCCTTGGATGTCGATGTCGCCGAGATTGGGTTTGATGAAACAACACTCCCTGAAATCAATTTTGAACCCGGCACAGAATCAGACCAAGGCAAACTCGATCAACTGGAACCGAAGATCGTGAAATGCCCGCAATGCCAGAAACAATTCGACGCCCGTGAGCAAATGTAATCTCAAGATTGATTGGGCCACGCATGAAGCGGCGAAGTATGCCTGTGAGAATTGGCATTACAGCGCCTGCCTTCCCGCTGGCAAATTGGTAAAAGTCGGCGCATGGGAAAACGGAAAATTCATTGGCGTGGTTTTGTTTGGGCGTGGGGCAAATAACCGGATGGCGCAAGCCTACAATCTAAAGCAAGACCAAGCCGCCGAACTTGTTCGGATTGCACTTTGCAAGCATTCCACGCCAGTCAGTCGGATTGCTGCCCTTGCGATGAAATTTCTTAGAAAGGCAAATGAAGGGTTGCGGTTGATTGTGTCCTACGCAGATCCAAAGCAAGGACATCATGGCGGGATATATCAAGCAGGGAATTGGATTTACGCAGGAAGCTCACAAGCTCAAAGAGAATTATTGGTCAACGGGATTTTCATGCACAAGCGAAGCGCTTTTTCAAAATTCGGAACCGCTTCCCCGTCTGAAATTCATGCAAAGACAGGACTCAAAGTTGAATGGGCACCACTTGAATGGAAGCACATTTACCTCATGCCACTTGACACCGAAATGAGAGTGAAGATTTTGCCGCTCGCGCGGCGATACCCCAAACGCGCCGGAAGTGACACTACGGACACGGCACCTTTCCAAGGTGCAGAGGGCGGCTCGATACCGACCCCGGCGCTCCATCTTCCCACGGCATGACCCCCGCCGCAGAAGCCCTCCGCGAACACCTCCGCTCGATCTATGCGCCGATTGACCGGCGCACCGTCACCGAGTGGTGCGCTGACGAGGTGATCTTGAGCGAGCGGCAGACGCAAATGCCCGGCAACTTCAGCACACGCCTAACGCCCTACCTCCGCGAGCCGCTCGAGTGTTTCGGTGATGTCGATGTTTCCGACCTCGTGTTGGTCTTTGGAACGCAGACCGGCAAGACGACGATGGTCCAAGCAGGCACCGCCTGGCGGATCGTGAACAAGCCGCAGCCGGTCGTGTGGGTCATGCCCACCGAAGGCCTCGCTCGATCCTTCTCCGAAACCCGCTGGCTCCCGCTCTTCGACGACAGCGCCACGCTCACCGCTCAGAAGCCAGCGGACCGGCACCGCTTCAAAAACCTCGAGCAGCATTTTTCGCGGTGTTCGCTCATCTTCGTCGGCAGCAACTCCCCGGCGAACCTCGCCAGCCGCCCCGCCGGTCTGCTGCTCATGGATGAGGTGGACAAATTTGCCCGCGAGACCGACCAAGAAACCTCCGCGCTTTTCCTCGCAGAGAACCGCACGAAGAGTTTCGTCGGCGCGCTCCGCGTCAAGACCAGCACGCCCACCACGCCGGACGGCGCGATCTGGCAGGAATACCAGAAAGGCACGCAGGAAAAATTCATGCTCGAGTGCCCGCACTGCCACGAGCGCATCGAGCTGTTGTGGGAACAGGTCAAGTGGGACACCGACGCGAAAGTGGCCGGCAAGTGGAACATGGCCCAAGTCGAAGAATCCGCGCGCTACATTTGCCAACGCTGCCAAGGCGAGTGGAACGACGGCCAGAAGATCGAAGCCCTGCAAGACGGCAAATGGCAGGCCACAAACCCCAGCGCCCAGCGCGGCTTTCGCAGCTTCCACCTGAACTCCCTCTACGCGCCGTGGCGCTCCTGCACCTTCGGCGCGCTCGCGGTGAAATTCCTACGCGACAAGGACACGCTCAACGGCCTCCAAGATTTCACGAACTCCACCATGGCCATGCCGTGGGAGCAGGTCGAGACCAGCATCGGCGACGCCAACATTCTCAGCCTGCGCGGTGACTACACTCGCGGCACCTGCCCGATCGAGCCAGCGCACATCGTCACCTGCGCCGACATCGGCCAGGATAAACAGCACTGGACCACGGTCGCCTTCGACGCCAACGGCCAGAGCTATGTCCTCGACTACGGAACCACGCTCACCATCGAAGACCTCCTCGCCGACTCGCCCCGCCGCATCTACCGCACACCCAGCGGGCAGGAAGTCCGCCCCGAATGTGGCCTCATGGATTCCGGCTTCGCCACCTTCCGCGTCTACACCGCCTGCCAAGTCAGCGCCGGATTCTGGCACGCCGCCAAAGGCTCCGGCGCCACCTTCGGCAGCCGCATCGGGCGCACCGTCATCGACGACTTTCCCGGCGTCGTGCTTTACACCTTCGTGGACCACGCCATCAAAACGGAACTCTTCATCGACCGCATCCGCAACGGCAAACCCCCGCTCGCCATCCCACGCGACACCACCGAGGACTTCCTTCGCGGCATGAGCGGCCAGCGCCTCGTTCCCCGCAAGACCGCCACCGGGCAAGAGTTCGTGTGGAAATCCGTCGCGCAAGACCACTACATGGACGCCGTAAAACTCTGCCATGTGGCCTGGCACATCTTGAAAAACTGATCATCTCGGTGCGCTCACCGAAATGACACCCGCCCGCCGCGCTAGGTTTTAAGCGGCTCCGCAAGCCTCCAAAATTATTTTCACTTTCTTGAAAAAAAGTTGTTGACGAGAAATCAAGAGGGTGTATTTTGTCCATAGATCAAAGCCACCACGGCGACGACGAAAACCAAAAACCAAAAACCAAACGAAAAATGAAAATGATCAACGCCATCAAAAAACTGAACAAAGCCGGATTTCAAATAAGCGAAAAAAACGACATTTTTTATGCAAAAAAAGAAGGGTGCGAAAA